CATACTCTATATCAATAGCTTAGATGACGATGACTTTCAACTATCATATGATGAATGGAGTGCAACATGAGTTGTATGGATCTGAGGACAATGAATAATGGTTGTTAGAAAGATAGTGTTATATATAATTATAGTATTCTTATTTTGCTATCTCTATAGAGTTTCTTAATAGGATTATACATAATTATTATTAGATGTTCATGCCTTGTTAACAACAGAGTAGAGTATAGCACATATGTAGACACAAGTAAACCCCTATGGTATAATTAACCACTGGGTTATGTATAGGGGTAGTTATGCGTTGTATTAGTTGCGACTGTGAGTTAACGGATTACGAATCAACAAGAAAATACGAGTCAGGTGAATACCTTGATCTGTGTGGTGGTTGTAGTAAATGTATGGATGAAGAGATAGGAACTATTAATCGTATGGACTTGTTATCAATTGGAGATGAGTAGGTGTCAGAACTTAAAGAAAAATTAGCACGAGCAAGAAAGTTAGAGAGGCTGAACAATGAGCTAGATGTATACTCTAAGGGGGCTTTAATGTCTGAGCCATTCGGAACCTACAACAAGGGCAAAGCAGAGAACCTTGTTAAGGCTATTAAATTATTTAAAGAGGGGCAGTTGCTATGAGTATAATATTCAAACCTAAGATCGCTGCTTGGTTCGGTGATAGGAAGGAGCCAGTAAAATCTGTAGTAAATAAAGTTAGTGGACGGCCTCATAAATACTGGGTATCTTCTGAGCTGCAGAAAGTAGTAGACCTAAGAGCATTAGGAGTATCACTATCAGACACTGCTAAAATACTAAATAGAGGACACACCTCAGTATCAGCAGCTATAGTACACCACGACCTGTACGAGAAGATAGCTGAGAAGAGGGCTATGCACATAGCAGGGGTGACTGATGCTTAGTTGGTTCACGGAGGTAGTGTGGTTAGCGGCTGGACTTTCCATACTAGGATCTGTTATCATATTCTTCCTGTCACCTATGTATGAGTTCTTCCAGTACACTAAACATAGTGTAGATACAGAGACTAAGCTATACACTATCATGTGTGAAGCGTTAGATAGGTCTGAGGAGACAGGCAAACCAATCAGTATTACGCTTATGCATAGTGCTAAGGAAGGAGGAGAGGATGAAGATTGAAGTGGGAATAGAAGATGCTAATGCAATTACAGTTAGTTGCCTTAAAAGTTACTACGTGAGTATATTAAAAGATGGTGGCGATAGTTCAGATTGGTCTACACTCATGGCCCTTGATGAAGTAATGTGTCACTTTATGACTGACCACGAATATGAGGATTTTAATAATGGGCTTCGTCAAAACACACTTGCCTTGTGACGACTGCGGGAGCAGTGACGCACTGAGCATTGATGATAAAGGGTGGAGCAACTGCTTCGCCTGTGATAAACGAACTAGAGGTAAGGAGATAGATATGGATGTACCTAGTACTAAAGTTTCCTCAGGAAATTTCGATAGAACTAAAGAAGACTTAAACACCAAGCCATATAAGAGTGTAGTTGCTCGTGGCATATCAAGCGATACCTGTAAGACATACAAGGCCCAGTTACATGGCGAACGTATGATCTTCGGATACCATGATAAGGATGGTTTCTTAGTGGGAGCTAAGACTCGGACTCCAGAGAAGGAGTTCTTTACATCAGGTGCTTGGTCGGACACAGTACTGTTCGGACAGAACTTGTTCCCTAAAGGCGGTAAGTACATTACTGTAACTGAAGGTGAGTATGACGCTCTGTCTGCCTACCAGATGCTAGGTAGTAAGTACCCTGTAGTATCTATTAAGAATGGCAGCTCTGGTGCATTGAAAGATTGTCGAGCCTCATACGAGTACCTAGATAGCTTCGATACCATAGTGGTATGCTTCGACTCAGACGAGGTAGGGGTCAAGGCTGCTAACCAAGTGGCTGAGTTGTTTGGTGGTAAGACTAAGGTATATAAGCACACTAAGGACGAGAAGGATGCAAACGATTACCTTAAGTTTGGACGTACAAAAGAGTTCATTGACCGATGGTGGAACTCAGAACGCTTTGTCCCAGATGGAATTATTGCAGGAGCTTCACTATGGGAAGAGGTTAACAAGCCTATCGCCCCAGCAGACTGCCTCTATCCTTTCGATGGACTCAATAAACTTACGTATGGAATTAGATTTGGTGAGTTGGTTACAGTTACCGCTGGATCTGGACTAGGTAAGAGTCAGTTCATGCGTGAGATTATATGGCAGATCATCAGTAAGACAGAAGATAACATAGGAATATTATTCCTTGAAGAGAGTATTAAGAAAGCTGCTCTATCTTTAATGTCCCTTGCTGCTAACAAACCATTGCATCTACCTGATACTATAGCTACAGACGAGGAGAGGAAGGATGCATTCGATGCCACGTTAGGCACTGATCGTATATTCTTATTCGACCACTTCGGTTCTACTGGTGTTGATAATATTGTAGCTCGTGTACGTTACATGGCTAAAGGATTAGGATGTAAGTATGTAGTATTGGATCACGTATCTATCGTGGTGTCAGCACAGGCTAGTGGCGATGAACGTAAAGCATTAGACGAGATCATGACTAGGCTTCGTATGCTAGTACAGGAGACAGGTATTGCACTGTTCATTGTATCTCACCTCAAGCGTCCTGATGGTAAAGGTCATGAGGAAGGTGCAGCGTCTAGCTTGTCACAGCTACGTGGCTCTGGCTCTATCGCACAGCTTAGTGATATGGTACTAGGTCTTGAACGTAATGGACAAGCAGAGGATGAAGAGACTAGGAACACTACTCATGTACGTGTACTTAAGAACCGATTCTGTGGCCTCACAGGTAAGGCTAATGAGTTAGCTTACAGTCATAGCACTGGTAGAATGTTAGAGAAAGAAGAGGCGGCTGAGTTATGAAACCTACTGTAAACAATCTACTTAATGAGCTTGATGATTACGCTGAATATTGTATCGAACGTGCTATGTCAGATGGTTGTGGGGAAGAGTATGAAGCTATTGATGATGGTCAAGATGACTATAACGACAAGCATAAGGAACTAAGGGAACTCATTGGAGGGAACTATGGTACTAATGATACTTGTGTATATAGTGGTATCCTGTCATACCTCGACACTGCTAGAGAAGCTAAGATGTGGCAACAGTATGCTATGTGGTTAGAGGAAGAGTTGGCTAATGAGCGTGATGAAATAGGTGAAGGGGATTACTATCATCCGTTCTCTGAGTGGTACGAGAAGCACTACAAGTGGGACAAGGAGAGGAAGCTATGAAGAAATATACTTACTGTTTAATGGATAATGATCATAATATCATGTTCAGTTGCTATACATTGAAAGCTATGGATAAGTACATTGAAGATTATGGCCCTTATTATGACTATCGTATTGAAGTTATTGAGCGAGGAGTAGTAGAGACTATCCAAAGTTGCAATGAAATGTATGGACATAAGAGTTGGGAACGTGATTAAAGGAGAAACGACCATGAGTAAGATAGGCAGCTACGCACTAGAGGTGATGGACAATGAAGCTAACGCTAGATATAGAGACAACATGGAAGCAGGATCATATATGGTGTTGTGGAATCCAAAGAGAGGGCGAGGTAAAGCAGAGGTTACTAGTGAACCCGATGCAGTTAGAGCAGCACCTGCGTCATACAAGCCACGTAATAGGACATAACATCACAGGGTTTGATGCACCTAAGATAGATAAACTATGGCAGGTACAGATACCTAACTACAAGCTGAGAGATACAGTGTTAATGTCTCGGCTATGGTGTCCACGATTAGAAGGTGGTCATTCATTATCAGCTTGGGGTGACAGGTTGGGATACCCTAAGATTAAGTTCGATGATTATGATGGTGGTCTAACAGAGGAGATGCGTACCTACTGCAAGATGGATGTTGAGATAACCCATCTACTTGAGCCTCACCTCACCAGCCTACTACTAGAGGATGGATTCTCAGAGGAATGTATTAAGCTAGAGCATGAAGTAGCAATCATAATTGCAGAGCAGCAGTCTAATGGATTTAAGTTAGACACTGTTAGAGCAAACCAATTGTTAAGTGATCTTATGGGGAGAATGAATGAAATCGAACGAGCAGTCCAAGCAGTCTTCCCACCCTTGGTGGAGGAGCGAGTCTCGGAAAAGACAGGTAAGCGGCTTAAAGATAAAGTCACAGTCTTCAACCTCGGAAGCCGTAAGCAAATCGCTGAAAGACTCCAAGGCAAAGGAGTAGTATTCAGTAGTCAAACTGACAAGGGTAACATCATTGTTAATGAGAAGACCTTGGCAGGAATAGATTTACCTGAAGCTAAGTTGATACTAGAATATCTAACCTTACAGAAAAGAGTTAGTCAGATCGATAGCTGGGTAAATGCAGTTGGTAGTGATGGTCGTGTACATGGTGGAGTGATTACTAATGGAGCAGTCTCTGGACGTATGACTCATAATAATCCTAACATGGCCCAAGTGCCATCAGCTAAGAAGGACAAGAAGACAGGTGAGTTACTATTTGGTGCAGGTTCAACCTATAGTACAGACTGTAGAGCCTGTTGGATTGTAGAGGAAGGGAACTTATTAACTGGCATCGATGCTTCTGGTTTGGAGTTGAGGATGCTTGCCCATTACATGAATGATAAAGCCTACATCAAGCAACTACTTGAAGGGGATATACATACGTATAATCAACACATGGCTGGGCTAGCTACTCGTGATCAATCGAAGACTTTCATATACGCCCTGATTTATGGCGGAGGTTTCGCTAAGATTGGAGAGATAGCTGGTGGCTCTGCTCGTAAGGGTAAGCAACTGGTTGATAAGTTTATGAAGAACCTACCTGCGTATGCTCGGTTGAAAGAGATCGTATTGCAGAGTATGCGTAAACGTGGTACACTACGAGGGCTGGACGGACGTAGGCTAAGAGTAGAGTCAGAGCACAGTGCCTTGAATTTTCTCTTACAATCTGCTGGCGCAATAGTGATGAAGCAAGCTCTAGTTATTCTCAAGAAATCTCTTGATGATAGTGGAGTGTGGTACAAGTTTGTAGCTAACGTCCATGACGAATGGCAGATCGAATCTTCAGCAGAAGATGCAGACTTGGTAGGTAAGTTAGGAGTACAGGCCATCGTTGATGCTGGGCTGCACTTTGAAATGAATTGTCCATTGGATGGTGACTACAACGTAGGGCCAACTTGGGCGCACACACACTAGCTTTGCACATAGGTCTAGTGATAATGTTTAAACAAAGGAAAAATCCATGCAAAATCATAACCCACTTAAAATCGAAGCCACTGCTTTCTGGTTCTCATTCCTAGAGAAGAATGAAATGTCAGACAAGTATCAGGTAGATCTTAGTGAACTATCAGAAGAACAAGTTGATCGCCTAGAAGGTATGGGTGTATCAGTTAAGAACAAAGGTGATGACCGAGGTTACTTTGTCACAGCTAAGTCGTCTAAGTATCCACCTCATGTAGAGGATGATATGGGTTTCAAGATGACTGAATCTGTAGGTAATGGATCTAAGTGTACCTTCATTGTTAAACCTTTTGACTACAACTTTAAAGGTAAGACAGGTGTTAGCTTAGGCATATCCAAAGCACGAGTGAATGACTTGGTTCGTTACGAGTCTGCTGCTACTAGCTTTGAGGATATTCCAGAGCTATGATCTTACTCGTTGATGCAGACATCTTTTGCTATCGCATAGGTTTCGCTTGCAACAACGAGTCACAACAGGTCGCTTGTAAGACACTGCTCAACTATGTGAATACTATCATTGAGGATCTAGTAATGGATTCAGATGATGCTACTCATACAGTTGAGTATTACATTACAGGCAAAGGTAACTTTAGGAATGATCACGCTGTCACTGTACCCTACAAAGGTAATCGTGATGGTATGGAAAAGCCTATACACCTCCAAGCACTGAGGGATTTCTTTGTAGAAGAACTCGGTGCTATTGTGACTAGTGGTGAAGAGACAGATGATAGGATAGCAATACGTGCAACACAGGAAGGTGATAAAGCTATCGCCATATCTTTAGATAAAGACTTTGACCAGTTTAAAGGCTGGCATTATAACTTTGTTAAGAAGATTAAATATTATATTACGGAAGAAGAAGGCTTACTTAATTTCTATAAGCAATTCTTAGAAGGTGACAAGGTTGACAACATCATAGGTGTTGCTGGCATTGGCCCTGTTAAAGCTGGTAAGTTACTGGCTGGTAAGACTGAGCTTGAAATGTATAATATATGTGTTGATAAACTAGGTAGTGAAGAGAGAGCCATTGAGAATGGGATTCTCTTATACTTACGTAGACAGGATGATGAACTATGGCAACCACCAAGACCCGTAACAACGGACGCTGGACAGAAGCTAGACATAAGTCCTTCATAACCTCCGCTTTACGTGGAGCACATGGTAAGTGGGGAGTGAAGACTGATGTTAAGAAATCTGCTAGAGTTTCTACAGGGCGCTATCTTTGTGCTTGCTGTGGGGTCATTGGCCCTGCTACTCTTCCACCTGTTGGAAAAGGTCGTAGGAGAAACAACGCTGCAGTGGATCACATCGATCCTGTTGTTGACCCAGCAGTGGGCTTTGTAGATTGGGACACATACATAAACCGTATGTTCCTAGAAGAAGATGGTTATCAAGTCTTGTGCTGGGTATGTCATGGCATTAAGACTCGTGATGAACGTGAAGTTAGAACCTTAACTAGAAGGAATACTAAATGAAACATTTAATCATACCTGATACGCAGGTCAAACCCGACACAAGTTATGATCACTTAGAGTGGGCAGGTAAGTTTGCTGCTGACACTAAGCCTGATGTTATTATACACTTAGGAGATCACTGGGATATGTCCTCCCTAAGCTCCTATGATGTAGGTAAGAAGAGCTTTGAAGGTAGGCGGTACACTAAGGACGTAGAGTCTGGTAATGAGGCTATGGCTGCTCTCATGAAGCCTATCCTGCAGGAGCAATGGCGGCTAACTCGTAACAAGAAGAAGCAGTGGAATCCTAGAATGATATTCTTAATGGGCAACCATGAGAACCGAATCAACAGAGCCACTGAGAATGATCCTAAACTTGATGGGTTAATTAGCTACGATGATTTCAACCTGCAAGGCTGGGAAGTTAAGCAGTTCTTAGACCCCATTGTTGTTGATGGTGTAGCGTACTGCCATTACTTTACATCAGGTGTTATGGGTAGACCAGTATCCTCTGCTAAGATGCTACTCACTAAGAAGCACATGAGCTGTGTGATGGGGCATGTTCAAGACAGGGACATAGCCTATGCACGTAGGGCTGATGG